GAAGGCTATCAAAGCTCTATCGTCTGCGGAGTATGCGGCAACGACAAGAGCAAAGCGAAGAGGAACAAAAAAGGGCAAACAGTTTGTGAAGCAACCGAAAGGGATTGCAAAAAAAACAGCTAAATATAGGAGGTACAGCTAATGCCAGGACACTACGGAAAAATGATGAAAAATAAAAAAATGAAAAAAGGTAAAAAAGTAACAGGTAATAGAAAAAAACTAGACATGGACAAAGATGGTAAACTTACTAAAAAAGACTTTGCTATGTTAAGAGCTAAAAAAGGTAAAAAATAATGCCAGGAAAAGGACTATATGCCAATATCCATGCTAAAAGAAAGCGTGGTGGTAAAATGAGAAAGAAAGGTGCTAAAGGTGCACCAACTGCAGCACAATTTAGAAGAGCTGCTATGACAGTTAAGAAAAAATAATGGTTGCAAAAAAATATCAAAACCCCTCTGGAGGATTAAATGAAGCAGGTCGTAGGTATTTCAAAAGAACTACAGGTGCTAATCTAAAAAGACCTAGTAAAAAAGTTGGTAATAAAAGAAGAGCTAGCTTTTGTGCAAGGATGAAAGGCATGAAGAAAAAACTTACATCTGCTAAAACTGCTAATGATCCAAATTCAAGAATTAATAAAGCACTTCGTGCTTGGAATTGCTAGTTTAATTATATGTAGTATTGCTATGGCTGAAATAAAAAACACAAAAGACTTTATAAAAGCAATAGAAGAAGTAAGACAAGAGTATCCAGAAGATTCTATTGAAAGAAAAATACCAACAGGATTTATTGCTACAGTAGCAGCTGCAGAAACAGGAAACTTTGAGTTTAAAGGTGCTCCAACTGCAAAGAAAGGTAATAATTACTTTGGTATGAAACCTATAGGAGATCAAAGTTCTATAACCACTACTGGTGGGGTAAATATAGCTAGTTTTCCTGATAGTAAAGCAAGTATAAGATCTTTTTTATCTTTAATTTCTACAGATGACAGATATAAAAATGTTATAGAATCTACAGAAAAAATAGAAGATATGTTTAAGGGTATGAGTCCTTATGCAGAAAGAACAGATTATCCTAGTTTTTTATCAAATGTATATAATGATAGAATTAAACCAATAATAGAAACAGAAAATATGTTAATTCCTAAAAGAAAACCATTAACAAATCAAATGGAATTTTTAAATAACATGTTTAAACCACAGTTTTAATTAACACTATAAAATAAAAAGGGGAGCCATAAAGACTCCCCCCAGGCAACACAAGACATCTTGAGTATTTACTCAGGATGTCTTTTTTTTTGGCCGACCAAAACTTTAAATTTTTTGTATGATTTGTTTAACATCATCTTGTAACTTTTTACCTACTGAATTAGCATGATTAATTATAGCCGCACATAAGTTTGCTTGATATGGAAAACCTTTTAATGCATCTCGTATTTTACCTACAGGTTTACCACCATAATCAATAACAATAGCGTTATTTTTATTTAAGCCTATCTTTAATTCAAATAATATACCAGTGTACTTATCTAAATTATTTTTTTCCATTATCTTTCTCCCCAGCTTTAGGCTCAAAAGGTGTTAATGCTGCTAAACTATTCATGATAGTTATAACTTCTCCATATGGTCTACTCATTAAATATCTCATGATATCTTTTAGTTTTTCAGAATCAATAAGATATTGTTTTGGTTGTATTTGTTTGTCCATCTATCCTCCTATTAAAATGGTATATCGTCATCACTTGGATAGTATTTATCAAGCACTCTTAGTTTATCTTGTGCACATCCTATGATTTCTAATTGTTTATCTATTTCGTGTACAAACTGTGGGTGCTCACCTATACCAGCAGCTCTATTCATGTACACTTCTATTGTAGCTTTTGCTACACTTACATCTGCTTCATACTTTTTTCTTAAAGCATCTACAAACATGTCTCTCATTACTCTGCTCCTTTAAATTGGTAGTATTTAGTTTCTACTAGTTCCTCACTGTCAAAGTAAGGATTAGTTTTTGCTGCCTGCGATTCTCTGGCATCTCGTATAGTTTGATTTAGCGTTCTACCTTCACGCAAACAACCTGCTACAAAATCTTCTAATTCCATTATTGCCTGTTTAACTTGTCCCATTATCTTCTTCTGCCTCTTTTAATTGTCTATTTAATTTATTTATTTTATTTGATATTTCTATGGCCATTTCATATAACATATTTATCTTACCAAGTAAAGCCATTTTTTCTCCGTGTGTCATTTAACCTCCTTAACTAGTCTATTTAAATACCACTGTGCTTTTTGTAAATCTTCTAATGGCTCACCTTTAAACTTATACCTCGAAACATATTTAAGTATGTTGCCTTTTAGATACCCATGAAACTCATCATTAGTCATACAATCACATATAACATCTATAGTTTCTTTTTTACCATGTAAATAATGTGCAGGTCTATCTACATTATTATAATAAACAGTTTTTTCTTGCATCACTTCATTTTCATATGTTTTATCTTCTGAGTCCATATTCTCTCCTTACAGTTTTAATATTAAGTAATTCCATATTATAATTACCATCTTTAACTTCACGTTTAATTATTAAACCACTCCACCATAAATGCTGAGTATCTCTAGCAAAATGCTCTGAGTGATTTAAATAACATCCAGCAGATAATGCATGTAACTTTTTACCGTTTGGTAAAGTAGATATAGCATAATCTAATAAATGACTATGTCCTACTGTAGCAGAAACTTTGTGTTTTGTCAAGATAGTTCTTGCAATATTTTCACCAGATATTGCACTACCCATAATACCAGAAGGTAAGTGGTGGCAGTAATGCACACCATCTATTACCTTAATTTTTTTATATGGTATTTCTTGCCAACCATATTGTTTAAATTTAAGATCACTAATTTTAAGTGTTCCATCTAGCTCTGGATTATCATCTACAAATCTATCAATCCTATCTTCATGATTACCATGAAGCATAATCTTTCTAGCCTTATGTTTACCTAAACCTTTATTAAATAAAGCTAGTGCATTATGAGAATGCTCCATATCTTTTTGATATCTCCTACCTTCAAATGATTTTTTTGCTCGATCATATGATGATAGAGAATCCATACTACAAAAGTCACCCATACATATTATATGTGAAACTTTATAATCTGCTGCTAATCTACCTGCCCACAGAAATCTTTCATTGCTTGCTTTAGGTGTACAATGAGGGTCACCTATAACTAAGTGCGTTGCCATTAGTTTAACTCCTTATCTCGTTTCATTTTTAAGTACTCAAGAAAATCAATAACATTAGACTCATCATCAAACTCTGCTACAGAACTTATTGTTAAGTCTTTACCACTTTTCTTTTTATCTTCAGCATAACCACGGAGTCCCCATAGAAACGTTGAATGGGGGTCAGAAGTTGCCATCTTTATCATGCCTCTAGCTATAGTAGAACATAATTCATATTCTTCTGTAGTCATTTTAGATTTACTATCCATAATTATACCACAGTGAAAACCTTTTTGCCAAGGACTTACTATTACCTTAACAGAATTTACATAACTCATTTTAGTTTTTTTCATTAGTGCCAATACCTATCATAATTTTCTTTATTATATTCTATTACTTTATATTCGTAATTTCTTTTTTTACTTTTTTTAGCAAACTCTTGTGCCTCTTCTTCTTTACTGAATATTATGTTTGTAAACATTCTATAGTCCTTATCCTTTTTTTGTTTATATATTACAAAGTATAACATAGTTAGAGTCGGTGAAGAATAGACCCCTCAAACTACTCTCCACCAGCCTCCATAGTCTCATCCTTTTTAGGATTTTTGACTTCAGTGTACCAAACCCATTTAGGGTTCTTACCTTTAGATTGCTGTTGTGGTAACAACTGCAACTTATCTCTTCCCCAACAAGGAAGTTTGTATGGGCAATATGAACATACAAAGCCCAAAACTCTATTACCAGTAGGTTTACTTCTAAATGTTTCTGCCATATCATCATAGCATCTTTTAAACTCTACTTTATTATCAATAGCTTTAATATTATTTTCAGCAGTTTTAATTGCATTACGTTTATGTTCTTCTACAGATGCAGGAGTTTCGCACACAGTCCATTCACCAGTAGATTTATTAATAGCTATCCAGCCACCAAACTTTTTATTCTGACTTTCTCCATATAAAAAACCTTGTGACGCATAGCCAAAGGAATCATCACGAATAACTTCGTTAAATCCACCTGCCTCTCCAAACTTTTTTTCAAAAGAATATGGTGATGCACTTTTAATATCCCAAATTTTTTCATCAATCTCAACATCTTGTCTACCTTCAATTTTGTATTTATCAAATTTATACTCAACTTTTTTTTGTTCATTCTTAATATTTACTCCTGCTGATTTCATTATAAATAATGCTAATGCCTCTATCAAATCACCAAATGTATTTCTCATTCTTACATTATATGGTTGGCCTTCACCTTTTATACCTTTAGCTTCCATTTGCAATTGGCATAATGGCCTGCCAACATTAGACATTCTTAGCTCAAACTTATCTCTTCTTTCTTCTTCAAACTGTTTTAGTAAGGCGTTTTTACACGCCTCACCAAACTCCTGCACTAACCGTTTGTCTAGTTTCACAGGACCTTTAGACACCGAGTCTAGATACTGCTGTACTTTTAATAATATACTATTCATTATTTAGACAGCACTTGTTCTGGGAGTTCTTCATCCACATCTTCAACGATCTGGGCATCTACCTTATCAGAACCATTTGCTCGTTTTGTCTTCGCACTGTTATACGATTCTACAACCTCTGTATTTTCAGTGTCAATAGATTCTTGAAACACTTTTAATGTTTCCATATCAGTATCAGATAATTGTAAATTAGTATCTGCATTTACTCCTATCTCTGGTATGTAAAAAACATTACCACCTTTTTTTTGTCTTTTAGTATCAAGAGAAAAAGTACAATTAAACATAAGTTTCTTTCTCTTCTTTAATTGATCTAAAGCAGCACTCACAGGTGAGAAAGCTGTGCCAGTTACTCTATATAGAACAGGTAAATTTTCTACACTATGTGCATTACCTTGTGCAGTTTTACCATCTTTAAAAGATAATAAACCATAGACAAGTTTGTAACATCGTATAGTTCTTTGCCTTTCTAGCTCCTCTGGAGTAAGAGTTGACCTTTCTTTAAAAGGTATCTTACCACATCTTGTTCCACCTAATATATCAATAGCCTCTTCTTTCCAGCTTTTGAATATAATAGATCTATTTATGTACTCACCTTTCTCTGCATCGTAGTGCATGTATTGCATAGCACTTATAAATGGTCTTAATGTAACTGGTTTACCAAAAACATTTTGACCTATGTTAGAGTCGTAAGTATAGAAGTGACCAACTGGTAATTGATTACCATCATCATCTTCTGGTGTTCGATTGATTGCTAATCTTGGTATATTACTACCTAAATTAGAACCATCATCTTGTCCGATTGCTTGCATAATTTGCTCATCAGACATTCCTTTTATATTTACTAAGTTATTATCAGACATTTGTCCTCCATTTAGTTGTTGTCTTATACCACATTTTTAGATAAAAGTCAAGGGTTATTTTAAAATATTTCATCTATAAAAAAACCTATTAATAACCATACAATAAAAAAAAACATAATACCTGCTAGCATATTCTAGTCTCTCCATTTATTATTTGTATATCTAAACCATCAGACTGTGCAAAGTATTTCCACTCTGAAAAAAACTCATGGTCATTATCTATATACAATGTAGTTGGTTCTATAATACATTGATCTTTTAGTGCAGTGTATTCTAAGAAAGCAGAGTACTGCTCATCAGAATATTCATCTAATGTTTCAAGTGCTTCTATTTCTTTGGTCATGATACCTCCTTCATATTTAACCAATCATATCCTATTTTAAGTTCTGTGTA